TGGATGGTACAGAGGCTAAGGGTAAATGGGTTGATAAGGTTAAAGCCAGGTTGAAGAACCCAAACCCTCTGCAGAACTGGAAACAGTTTGAGGCACAGCTTGTAATCTTTGTTCGGTTGTTTGGTAGCTGTCCTATACTTCCAATTATTCCTGTTGGCTATGGCCCCGAAGATGCAGAAGCATTATGGATAATACCACCATACATTGTAGAATACGAATTCAACGAAACGATTTTCTATAATGTAAAAGGCAATTACATAAAGAAAATATGGGTGAAGTATGGGGAAGAAATTAAGGATTTACCTGTTGATGTAGTTTGGATTATCCGAGACATAACGCCTGGTTTCAGTAATGTTTACATTCCCGGTTCACCAGTAAAGCCATTGCAGGAAAGTATCAACAATGTAATTGCATTAGCGCAAAGCAAAGGCTCTATTATCAATAACCGTGGCGCCCTTGGTATTCTTACTCCTGAAATAGATCCATCCGGTGCAATTGGTGAAGACCCTGATGGAGAAGATGATTTACAAAATGCTTTGATGCAATATGGGTTACTCCGTGGCCAGCGCAAGATAATTGTTTCTGCAGCATCTATGCGATGGGAGCAGATTGGTACTCCTGCAAAAGATTTGATGTTGACTGAATGGAACCAGGATGAAATACAAACAATCGCCGATGGCCTTACATTCCCGTATAAGTTGCTTGCCACAAACTCTTCATCTTCTCTGCCGGGTAATGAAATCGATGCATGGAAGAAAAAGCTTTATGTTGATTGGACAATACCATATGCAGATATGATCTATGAACAGTTATCTGCTGAGTTTATGGCTGAAGAACAGGGCTTTAAAATTGTAAAGTCATTCAGGCATGTAAAAGTTCTGCAGGATGACGAATTAGCAAATTCACAGGCTCGTTTGGCACGTAATAATGCTTTACTAATTGAGTTCCAGAATAACCTGCTGACTCTCAACCAATGGCTCGAGAAGAATGGTGAGCCCAAACTTAAGAATGGATTTGGTGATAAATATTACTATGAACTTGCAAAGGAAGGATGGGAGTTTGGTAAGCCAGGTGTCACAGTAAATGTTGGCGGCTCTACAACTACAGCAGCAACTACTTAAATTATATTTTTATGATCATGTTTTTTTTAATTCTTGCAACAGTTTTGGTAACTATAGTAACGCTCGGTTATCACTTCCGGACTAAGATCCGTAAGAAATTATATCAAATGAGTATGAAAATGCAGCTTGGTTCTCTCAGGACTGCAATACATGATGCCGATAAAAATAAGGAAGAAAGCCAGCGGAAAAATATTGTTGTTTTCAACTCTTCATCAAAAAATTTTGAACCTGTTCAAAAACGATTACTTAAATTCGTTGCGAAATCTGGCAAAGGTAATAGTAACGCAAAGCAGACAAAGTATCGTAAACGTTACACGCCTGGTAAAAAAAGGAAGAACGAAACTATTACTGCAGACAGGATTAAAGTAATCGAAAAACAATCTCTTTATGTCACAAAGTAACAGCAACGATAAGGCAATTGTACCTGATGTAAATAAAAATGTTGAGCGTCCGAAGGTTGACCAGGGAGCGCTGCAACAATCCATAAAGGAAAAGCAACAGCAAACCCAACCAAACACAACTGTTAAAAAATGAAACACATCGCAAGGCCAGTAGTACCTGAGTTTGGCTCAAAAGCCGAACTGTTTTCTTATTTAAGAGATAATGCAGTGAAGATGATAGCTGAGAAAAAAGCTTTTCCTATTTTCTCAGAGAATTTCAATTTTGGGTATTCGATAAAGTCTGAGGTAAATCCTGCTGCCGGCAATTTTAAGGGGGCTGGTAGTGCAGATGCTCCTGAATTAAAAGCTGGTGAACTACCAGTTGACGTAATTGCAAATGTTTCTGGATGGTGTGATACCTACATGGATGTAATGGTTAAAGACAACTGGAATAAATCTATTTCAGATTTGGGTGTTTCCGGTGAAAAGATCATGTACCATTTAAAAAATCACAACTATTCTACTGATGCCATAATTGCAAAAGATGCATCCATCTATGCGAAGATGATTGACCTTTCAAGGTTTAATATTATCAGTGATGTGAAGAAAGCACAGGCTCTAATGCTTTCATCTACAGTTGTTGAAGAATACGATAAGAAATGCTTTATGCTTTACCGGGATGCTCAGGTGAAGCAACACTCCATCGGCCTGCAGTACATCAAGCTATACCTTTGTTTGGATAGTGAAGAGGCAGAAGATACCCAATATAAAGACAATTGGGATAAGTACTATCCGCAGGTAATTAACAAAGAGAAAGTTGATAGCAGAGGTTATTTTTGGGCTGTAGTAGAAGCCAAAATCCTTGAAGTATCAGTTGTTCTATATGGTGCTAACGAATTAACTCCTACAGAAAATGTTGGTAAAGCTAATGTTGAAGACACTCCCGGTAAGTCGCCTGCTGGCACTACTGAGCAGCCGTTAACAGGACAGAAAGCAACTGAATTGAATTGGGAGAAGATGGCTGATGCACTGGTATCATAATTTAATAATTTTTAAAAACAACAAAATGAAAATCAAAAATTTCAAAATTAACAAGTATGTCTTGTTTTGCGTTGGCTTACTGATAGCGGTTGGATTTTATTTCTTCGGAAATGGAAGTGACCACGAAACTGTTAGTAATGGTCAACATTACATGGAGGCGTCGTTAGGCGCAATTGTACTAACTGAAGAAGAAAAGAAAGACTTCAATGAAGGAGAGCAGAAAATGCTAATTGCCGTTAAAAAAATGCTGGCCGGCGTTGATCAAAAAATCAAAGAAGGCAAGCTTACAGAAGCAGAGATAAAAGCCTTTAAGGATGGCGTAATTGAAACGTTGAAGAACGATGAAATCAAAGAACTTAAAGCTGAGATCGATGCTCTTGAGGAAAAATCGAAGAAGCAGGGTGTATCTCTTGCAGAAATGCAATTAAAAATTGAATCCGGTGGCCAGACTTATAAATCTATCGGAGCCGTGCTGCATGAAAACTACGATGCGTTGAAAAAGGTTTATGAAAACGGAAGTGGAACTAAAACCTTTATGGTGCAGATGAATCAAAAAGGCGAAATGGTTATGCGCCCATTTGATACCACAGCTAAAGCAGGTATGCATGCTACTGTTGCTGATGTACCAAGTGGAAACACTGCTGCAGTATCTCAAGCGCTCGATGCCGCAACTATTCTTCGTATGGGTGGCGGTGCACAGTTAATGAGTCAGTACAGAAATACAGCCTGGGTGTTTGATCTATGCAATGTAGTTAATGCTGGTTGGGATATGCCTTTTGCAATTTGGTATGAAGAGCAATTAAAATCCGGTTCATCTGCAATCGTAGCTGAAGGTGCAACAAAGCCGGGAGTTCAGTATGCTTATACTTTGAAATCTGCATCCTACAAAAAGGAAGCTTGCTTGATCAGTTTTACTGACGAGTTCAGTCTTGACTTTGCCAGGTTGCAGGATGACATTATGAACAAAGGCCGTATCGATTTAATCAATCGTATCAACACCACAATACTTGCAAACGTAAAGACCGCTGCAACAGCTTACAATACTGCTGCTTTGTTCAATGGTGGTGTTGGTTTAACCAATGTTGATGATTATACTGCTTTGGCTGCTATGGCTGCACAGGTTGATAATGCAACGTTTGGTGCATTGGCTAATACTGCAACCATGAGTACCTTTAAAAAGTACAGGCTTGGCACTCTTAAAACATCACAAGGCGAATGGCTTGACCGGCCCACAGTTTTAGATAACCTTGCGTTTGTAGGCAATCCTGATGTATCTGGCGAAGATGTAATTGTTGGTGATTTCAAAGCTTACAATATTTTGCTGCGTGGTGGTTTCATCGTGAAGGTTGGTTACAATGGTACCGACTTCGCTGAAAACAAATTCAGTGTTGTAATGGAGCAGTACTACTTCGATTACATTTCTGATATCAGAAAGAAAGCCCTTGTAAAAGGAACAACCTTTGCTGATGTTAAAGCAGCACTGGCAGCTTAATTGAATTTTAATTTTAAAATAACGCAAACAAATTTTTTATGGAAGCAATAAATCAAACTATCAGCAGCGACGGAACAACTCCTAAATTGCCTGAGTATAATCAAAAGTTAGTCAATGTGTTGATCAACTATCCTGATGATTTCAAAGGTGAGAAGCATTTTAAACAAGGCGATGTTCGAGTTGATATCAGCGAAGAAAGTGCTGCACTTTTTGTAAAAGGTGGATATGGTAAAATAATAAGTGCTGATGAAGCTTTGGAACTTTTGCAAAAAAAGGCACAGGCACAGGCAGATGAAACAGCAAAGCTAACTGGTGATGATGCCGGCAGTAAAGAGCCTGAAATCGGAAAGAAGAAGGCATATACAGCAATGAATAAGTCCGAACTGCATGCTGAGTTGGATGCCAGGGAGATAGCCTATGATGGTACTGAAACGAATCCTGATTTGGTTCAACTGTTAAAGGACTCCGACGACGAGGGTGCATAGTTTGATCAAAGCTTCGTAAACGAAACAATATTTTTTTATCTCATAACAAAATAAATTATGAAAAAGATCTTTTCGGTTGTAGGTTTCATCGGCTGTGTATTTTTTGCACAGCCGGCTTCCAGCCAGGATTTAATTGGTAGTTCATACGGTAAGACTGTTGACTCTGTGGCAACCGGTGCAACTGTTTATCTTACCACGCCTTTTTTGAACATGCCTGCAGGGAAAAAGGGTTATACAATTCAGTTTGATGCAACAAACATCAGCGGTACGAGTACGATCACTGCAATACTGCAAAGTTCCAATGACAACGTAACATGGAGCAATCATTTTAGAACGCCTGGACAAACCGGTGTGAATTGTGATACTCTTGCAATCAGTGGAACGGTTCAACATATCTGGAATATACTGCCGGGAGCCGCGGCTAACTATGGGAATGCTGCAGTTACGTACTACAGCAACTCCGGCCAGAGGCAATACTTTAGGGTAAAGTTGATAGCCGGCGCAACGCAGTTAACCAGGGTGAAGGCAAGAAATACTTTCCAATAGTAACAGACATATGCTGATAGACAAATCATATTTTTTTGGTGATATTCTGATTGCTCAGAAATCAGGCGATGAAGGTAATATCAACCGGTTCATACAAGAGTGTGAGCCGGAGATATTATCTGATATGCTCGGTTACGGTCTGTATAAGGCTTTCCTTGCAGCTTTATCGCTTGAAGTTGGTCCATCGCCAGGGCCGGAAGTATTTCTTGAACAAAGGTTCATTGATCTTCGTAATGGCAAAGAATATACCGCAAGCGATGGTATTCTCAGAAAATGGAAGGGGTTAATCTTTACTGAAAACACAGCAAAGAGAAGCTTGATTGCAAACTTTGTTTACTTCTATTACACTAAGAATGAAGCTTCGGTCTCCACTGGCACCGGCGAAAAGACTGCAAATGCTCAGAACTCGAGTAATGCATCACCAAGAAGAAAGATGTGTAATGCTTGGAATAAAATGGTTTTGATGAACGAAGAGTTGCATCATTTTCTGTATCACAATCAAGCTACATATCCTGAGTTTGTCCCCGGCAGAATACCAAGAAAGTATTTGAAAAAAATAAATCCCCCCGGAATTTAATGAATGAACCTGAATACATATTGACAGATGAAATTGGAATTGTTGCCAGTAATACAAAAGTATCATTGGCATTACCTGTTTTAAATTATCAGTATGGATTCATTGAGGAATTGAACGAAACATTAAAGCAAATGGAAGCTGACCCTGCAAAATTTGAAAGCAAGTTTCCATTGGTATGGTTGCAAGAACCATTTACAATTAGTCGCGGCAAGTCCGGTATATTTGGAAGTACTGATGTTAATATTTTCATCATAAATAGTACAACAAAAACATGGAAAGCCGAAGAAAGGATGGCCAATAATTATGTGCCAATTTTGTACCCTATCTACAGGGCGCTATTAAAAGAAATAGCTATCAGTTCAGCATTTGCTGATACGATAGATATAAACCTTTCGCATACTGTTACAAAAGGCTATTACTGGGGGGAAGCACAGAAGTCTGTATTAAACGATGCCGTTGATTGTCTTAAGATTGGCTCGTTGAAACTCAACATAAATAACAATTTTAATTGTCCATCTTTTAAATCATTTTAAAATGCCAAGCATTATAAATCTCGCTAACTGCGCAAGTCCTGATTCCATCTTTAACGTTGGTCTTCCACCTTGCGACTTAGCCAAGAAAAAATTAAAAGCAGTGATCTTTGCTGATAAAGGCGTAAGATTCTCCGCAGCGGAAACTGCAACTGTCGCTGCATTCATTGCAGCTGTAAAGGCTAAAGCTGTTGCCCCAAGAGGTGGCCGCATTTACCTTATATCCGATTTGCTTAACTATGAAGACAGCACAGGAGATCCTTCTACTGGCGGTGTTGGTAATTTAAGTACAGCAACTATTGTAACCAACGATGCCGTACCTGTTTTCCGTTTCGGCTACAATGGTACCGAGGCAAGACATGCCAGGATATCAGCAATGAATTCATCCAGCTTAGATATCTTCTTTGTTGATGATGGTTGGGCTGTATATGGCACATTAGACGGTGGTGAATTTGCCGGCTACTCTGTAATGCAGTCGTATGCTTACACTTCAAAATTCATTGGCAGTGATGCTGTGAACCAGTATTCATTCCGTGTTACCCTTGGTGATATCACTGAGTACAGGGAAAACAGTAAGTACATTGTTGCGAACTCAGGTTTGGCTGCTGCTGCTGGTCTTGTAAACACTCAGTTGAGTGAATTAAGCAAAGTAGGTGGTGCTGTTAAAGTACTTGCCATTGCTGACGGTGGTACTAACCTCGAACCAATTTACGGAACCGCAATTTCTGCTTTGACGTGGACAGCAACGAACCTGCAGACCGGTGCTGCACATACTGTAACAAGTTCTGCAGATGCACCTGCTGATGATGCATATCTGATAACATTGGATTCAACAGCATGGACTGCATTGGATTCAGGTGATAAAGTACAGATCAACGGTCCTTCTGCATCTGCATTGGCCGGGGCAAATGTGAAGTACTTTGAAATGCTGCCTGTTATTGTAACAAAGCCGTAGTATTTATTTTATTCACGCTTTAAAAAGAATTGTATGGATAAGATAACGTTCGATGGTGTGACTATCAATGCAAAGCATTTCGGCGCAATGAAAGAAAAGGAAGCAATTAAAAGAATGATTGCTGACGGCTTTGTACCAGGTGATACAATTGATGAAAAGACAGCCTGGGCGAAAGAAGCTTTTTTGTTGATCAAGCCACCTGCAAAAAAAGAAATATAGAAATTTAAAAAAGTAAGCCGTGGAAACTCGGCTTACTTTAATTTTACGCCATGGCTGGAATAAATGAAATGATATCAAAACTGGAAAGCGTTAACTTCACGACCGAAGTAATGTCTGCAGTTGAAGAAACTAAAGACCAGTATAAAGAACTTCAGAAAAAACAAATGCTAAAAGGTGAAGCTAAGTATGGCCGCATCGGGAAGTATAGAAGCAAAAGCTACGCAGCCAGAAAAGCAATGATCAATCCTTTACCCGGTTTTGGTAATGCAGATTTAAAATTGACAGGTTCGTTTCAGGAAAAAATTTTAGTAGAAGTTCAAGCCAAATCTGTAGTTATAAAAAGCACCGATAGTAAAGCTGCCAGCTTGATTAAAAAATATGGCGATAAAATCTTTGGTTTAAATAAAGAAAACTCAATAGATTATTCGTGGGATGTAATGGGGCCAATCGCTATCAGAAATATTAAGAAAAAAATCCTGTAATGTCCTGCCAAAATTGCGTACAAAAAATAAAAAGTGCTAATGCAGAAAATCAAAAAATACTCAACGAAGTTGCTCAGCTTGCTAAAGCAAATGGTATCGTATATGCTATATACACCAACGAGCGAAGACAAAAGTGCTATATCAGAGCCAGCGATGCAGCCGGATATCCCGTTGAGCAATACATTTCACCAAAGTATTACGACACTTCCTTATAATCGGTTTATCCAGATTATTACTACTGGCAAACTCTATCCCTTAATTATCTCAGGATATTTGGAAAATGAGGCTCTAATGAATGCATGGGCGGTAATTCAGGCAGAGTATAGTGATGCTGTTAAAACTCCAAAATCAGAATCAATTTTCATGCTCGGTAAAAAGATCCTGAATAACCGGTGGCAAATATCTCTCGTTGATATGTGCATTTATATTTTGAAGCGTGAATATTGCAGTGTTTCCGCTGGTGCGCTGGCTGACCTCGGCTATCCACTTGTAGAAAACATTGACGACCGGGAACAGTATTTAACTCAAGTGTATGCAATCGAAACTGAGGCGAAGATGTTGATTATACTACAAAATTCAAATGTTGTTATTTCTTCTGCCCGGATAAAGTAACCAACGTACTTGCTGATAATCCGCAATTCTTTTT